CGCCACTACTAGCCGGTATCACCGGCGCAGCGTAACCGAAGGAGGTGCACATATGAACAAAGGATCACACGCTCCAGCTCCAGTACAACCAATTAAGGTTGACACAAAGGCAGGATCAGTCAAAGGCGGTAAAGTTGACTTCGGTTATGCCGGAACAGCTCGCAAAGGCAAGAAGGCTTAATTACTGAAAGGTGTACAGGGTGTTGAACGATAACGATAGGATTCCTCGCCCTGTACGCCGGACAGATTTTCTTGTAATTATTATTGGTTTTCTCTACAACCTCACACAAACAGTAGAGACATTTATGTCAGAAATTTATGAACTTTCGATTTATCACGCTAATCACCAAACCAAAGTTAATAAGGCTTGGGAAGATATGGCAAACGATTTAGAGACTTTAGAGGAGGACAAGTGATGGCTGAGCCAATGAATCCATTAGCAGGTGCATCAGGTCCAGGCAAGTACGCTGTACGCAGCGACAAGCTAACTATGGGATCTACAGGTTATGGTGAAGGTGTTGAGACACAGGCTCTTAAGTCTGGCGCTCCGCTTGGAACCACACCTGATGTTAAAGGTCAAGCACCATCTAAATTCCGTGAAGATTTAATGCAGTCTTCAGTTACTCCTTTGAACGCACCTACACAGCGTCCAGGAGAACCAATTACAGCAGGCATTGATATGGGACCTGGTCCAGGTTCATCAGTTTTAATGATGCAGAAAAATACAGTTAAGTTATCAGATTCTTTAGCGGCAATGCTTCCATACGATACTACTGGAGAAATAGCAGTGTTGTATCAAGAAGCATTATCGCAAGGTAACTAATGGCTGAAAATATTAAAGCAGCAGCGCTAGCTGCGAATTTACAGGGTGAACCAAAAAAGCAAGTTGACGATCTTGTCAAAGCTCTTTTTGTTCATAAGGAATTATCTAACCTTCCACCTACTGCTGCTCAAGCAAAGTTTTCTAAACTTCCAACAGATCAGCAAGAAGATCTAGTTAAGAAGTTTGGTACAGAAGACCCACTTACAAAGCCATCTCGTGGATGGCTAGGTACTGCTTTTTAGTTCATCAATCTTTGCTTCAAGAGAAGCCTTTGTGGTTGGATCTGTAGAAAGTTTAATCTGCTCACGTAGTGACTTGATTTCTTCACGTGCAGTTACGATAGCATCATCAATGCCTGAAATCTGTGCTTCAAACTTAGCAGCTTCATTCTTATTAAGAATACGAAGCATTCCACCAAGTGGACTCTCCGACCAATTCTTAGATGCTCTTGCACCTTCTAGCGCTGTGTTTACACGAGTTGAAAGATAACGGCTTTTAGCAAGACCCCAAGGGCTACCACCAATAGCAAGGTGAACCATAAGGTCCTCAGATGCATTACGAATAGCATAACGTGGACCAGCAAGGGTTAAGAAAGACCAATAACCGGTCATATCATCTACCCACTTTTTATTGGATAGTCCCCACATCCTGCCTATTAAACCTGAACGTGCTGCTGCACGATCAATGTCTACTAAACTAGGTGTAGTCATAAATCTGTTGTAGTCAGATGGAAGAGCACCAATGTCTTGAAAGTCATCAGCAAAGTTTCCTACTGAAAACTTAGAGTCACCTTTAGTGACAGTCTGGTTAACAATCTTTTGACCAGCTTCAGTAAGGTTTAGGCCACGGGCTTCTGCGATAGTTCCCCAGATTCCCTTAACCATTTCTTTGCGCTCGCCGATATCGGTAATAGCTTCAAATGTTTCTGCAAACATCTTAGAATCTTCTTTAGGCAAGACAAGACGTGCTAGACGGTAAACCTGAGTTGAGGCATCTTTTGCCATAACATCAAATACATCATCTTTGAACATAGGTGCAATGTTGAACTTAGCCTTAAATCTATCTAAGCGTTGTCCAATCGCAGCAGATGGCTCACGAAGAAAACTTTTTCTATTAGAAAGTTCTTTAACTCTTGCACCAATTGCTTGACCTTCTTCAGATACCTTTTTACGGATTCCATCTGTATCAGATAGAGCGCCATATAGGTCATCCATAATACGTGGAGCGTAGCGATCAAGGCTAATATACTTATTAGCAGTAGTAATTGTTTTGATGCGAGCTTGGCGAGTTGCATCTAAACGTGGAAGAATCACACGCTTGCGACCAACTGCTCCCTTGAGCATATTGACTGCTTCTTCTGTATTCAAAAGAAAAGCCTTTGCTGAGTTAGCATCGACAACTTCTGACTTCTGAAGAACTCTAATTACTTCTGGACCAAACTCAGGAGCTAGGATCTTTAATCTATCTCTAGCAGCAACTAATTCTTTTGGATTACCACGTGCCTTTTGTACCTTAGTATAGGTATCTAAGACAGCGCCGTACTCATCCCAGAAAGCAACAGTCTGTGGCTTAGCAAAGTAGTCAGCTACTTTATCGCCTTTAGCCATTACATCTAGTGAATACTTACCAATTGTGTACAAAGACTTTATCTTTGAAGCAACAACAAGTGGATCTGCAAATAAACGGAAAGCAGTATCTGCTGTTCCTGATACTAGCCCGTATACAAAGCCATTCTTTTCAAGAGCCTCAGGGAGAATAGCGTTAGCTAACTGACGTCCTGGTGAGAACTTAGCCTTATCTACTTCAGCAAGAGTGTCATTAAATAACCCACGAGCCTGCTCAATATCTGTAACACCTTCAATTACGGTGTTGTTAGGATCTGCCAACATAATATACTTACGTTGTTCAGGTGTAGCAGTTGCAAGCAACTTACCAACATCTTCACCGGACTTAATACGCATAGCAATATCTACTGCGTCTTGTCCAAACTTAGCCTTAGCCTTTTCGATACGGCCTTCGTTGTAAACCTTATCGCCTTTATCGTTTGCTTTATCCCAAGCAAAACCAAGGTCGCCTTGTGATAGCGGAATAGCAAGAGTGCGATAAGTACGAGTAGTTGCATCGGCAACTTCAACAAGACCCTTAAATGCTAAGGTTAATGGATTGTACTTAAAAGCTGCTGATCGCCAACCTGTTTTTGGTTTAGCAACAACATCTTCTTCACCAAAGGTTTTAATCATATCCTGTTGCTGATCTATTGGCATCTTGTCAAAAGACTTTTGCGCTATATCAGTTGGAAGGCTGCTAAGTTCTTTATCCTTGCTTACCTTTTTAGAAAGAATATCAATTTGACGTTTTTGTTCTGGGGTCAACCCAGCGGCATATGCGACTGCTCTTAAATTGTCAGCCATTAATTACCTCGTGATAGTGCTTCTTGGTATAAAACCGCAATCTCGCCAGTAGTATCATATGGAAGCATTGCTGCTAAAGAGTCTGATAACTTAACTGTAATCTTTGTCATACCAAGAGCATTAGTTCCTGGTCCTTCACCGCGATTAATACCAGCAGTGATTGGCTCATTTGGACGTGTAGTTTCTGCAAATAATTCTGTTACTGGTGCCTGTGTAACTGCTTCACGCACATCGCCTGCACGAGCAGGACGCACATCGCCAGTCTTGGCTAGCGGAGCGCCAGACTTAATAGCCTGTGTCTCAACGCCTTCGCCGTATGCTGTAGAACCCATTTCTAATTTATCTGTACGTGTAGAGAACTTACCTGGGCCTGCTGGTCCAGCCAGTGGATTCATCATACTCACTGTTTGTCCTCCTCTAATTTTTCTAAGTCTGTTGCCATATCTTCCCAAGCCCTATTGGTTTGAGTAAGATGATTTGATTGATAAATTGCTAACTCCATTAGTTCACCTGTTAAGGTTTCAATAGATGAAGCTATGTTGTGTATAAATCCTACACCTACAACGACAAGATCGAGTAAGCGTACTGGACGAGGAATGTATTTATCATCTTTCATCGCCCAGTACACCTCTCATTAAAAAGTTATTATCCCTTTTTTACTGCGTTGCCACGACGGCCTGCTGGCATCATTGATGGAACTACCTTGCCACCTGCTGGCTTAGATGTGTCCTTCTTGCCTTCTACTGGCTTTGACATTGGCGCTGCTGCGCGAGATCCCTTGTTCATATTTACACCTCCTCTGCTTAAGCTGCGCCGGTGATACCAGCGAGTAATTGGGCTATATCGGGTCTTTGACCAGCAGCAGGGGCCATACCACCTTGTTCTTGTGGAGGTTGCGCTGAGGCTGGGGCGGGGGCCGCACCTGCTGCTGGAAGCTGTTGTTCCATACCTGGTGCCATTGGTGGCATCTCTGGGGCTGGAGGTGGTTTCTGGTGTAAATGCTTTTTCGATTGTGCTCTCTAGCGATTGGCCCTTTTGCCGACCTTGGATAACAGACGCAATGCGGGTGATAATCTCACTAGGGTCTTGGCCTTGCGCTGCAAGGGCCGGAATGGCTTGAGCATACTGAGCAACAGCCACGCGCAAAGAATCGCGCATTTCTTCGATATCAACACGTTGTTCCTCCTGCGTAACATTCAAGTCCATTGGAATCTCACGACGTACATAGTCACGAGATACGAGCTTGTCTGATCGCATTTGTAGTAAAGCAATGATGGCACGGTTAGGATCCATACCAGACATAATTCCGTAGCGTACATCTACGCCGTACTCACCCTTGATGTCACGAGATGGTGTGTACTTTAGAACGTAAGGTGTTCCGTCATCTGTTCCCTTGATGGTCTTTGGAATACCACCAAATACTTTCTCGTCTGCTTCAAAGCAAACAGAAATAAGTTCCTGGAACATACGAGCAAACTGTGCCTGTGCTGCCTTGATCTGTGTATCAAAGCCAGCCTGTAGTGCTTGCACACCACGGCCTGTTACAACTGATGCGTCAATGTTACCTGAACGAGATTCAGGATAACGAGCACCAAGACGTAGTTCACGCTCTAGTACACCAGATTCTGTAAAGACTCCAGGTGGTAGCTCTAGTGGAACACGACGAATACCTTGTGGGTTAGCAGAACGCATAATTGAATCTGGACCAAGAGCAAGTTCTTGCACATCTTGTGGGATAGCAATAGGTGCTTGGATAGATTTTTCTGCTGCTTGGATTTGCAATACTGCAAAACGAGCACGAGCTAACTGAACTGATAAAACATCATCAAACTGTCCACGTGCTTCGCCATCTAGGGATGCACGCATTACAACAGATGCCATTGGC